AGCCGCTGCGGGCAAAGGGCGACGCTTTCTGCCCCCTGTAGGGGGAATCCCGGAAGGCTGTCCGGAAGGTCTTGCTGTACTGCGCTTCGTAGCTTTCCCGATAGGCGGGGTCGTTGATCCAGTTGTACAAAGGATCCTCCGACGGCACATAGGCACTGAGCCGGTGGAAGTCCCCGTTTTTCACGGTGTCCCCGTAGGCCACCGCTTCCTGATAGCGCTTTGCCAGATTATACGCCTGCTTTTTTCCGGAGAGGGCCTGCTGCACGGCCCGGGTCTGCTCCGCGTTGCGGCGGAAGTCAAAGTCCTGCCGGACCGGTGCGCCGAGGTATGTATTTTGCAGCGCGCTGCGGCCTTGGGCCAGGGACGCGGACCGCTGCAGGCTGCAGAGGGTCTCTTCCAGGGCTTCGATCTCTTTTTTGCCCGCGTCCAGATCGTAGAGGAACAGGCCGAGGCTGCTCCCGTGACGGGTCTTCAGCGCTTCCACCACCGACTGCAGCCGCGCTTCCTGGGCCGCGAATTCCCGTCGGCCCGAGACTGCGCCGCTTCTGCTCTGCGCCGCTTTTTCCCGGGGCCCGGATGCCGCCTGCGGCGTTTTTTCATAGGTTTCCTTTTTCTTTTTGCTGCCGGACGTGGCCGGCTGCTTTACCATTGTATATGCCATAGACCTCCTTTTGTATCGGATGAAGGCTGTGCTTCCCCGTGGGGGGTGGTTGTCGCGCCGGCGCGCGAAATGCAGAATGCAGAGTTGTGGTATTTCCTCCGGAAATGATTTGAAATCGTCGGCGAAGCCGACACCTTTTCTCTTCACGCTTCACTCTTCACTCTTCCCGTTGGTTCCCGGCGGATTCGCAGAATCGTGCCGCCGGGAGGGTCACTGACCCTCCCCTGCGAGCAGAATCGAAGCAGGGCGATCAATTACGGTTTGTGGAAGGCGTTGTTGAATTCCGCCACGGCGGCTTCGATGAGGATGGTCATTTCCTGAACGGTGGTCTTGATGTTCTTCTGCTTCAGCATTTCCGAGAGGGCAGCCAGCGCCGCATTGAGCTTGGCTTCGCCGTGAAGGGTCTTGCAGGTCTGCTCCACGAACTGCACCGCGATCTTTGCAAGGGCGCGCTTGGTATCGGTATCCAGATATTTCGCTGCCAGATTTTTTGCCGCCATGCCGAAGATGCCGAAGAGGGCCACCAGCAGCGTGCCGAAAAGCTGTACGGCATAGGTGTTGATCATTTCCAGAATCATAAAATTTCTCCTTTACTTTTTGATCAGATGGAGCTCCAGCTCTTCCTTGGCTTCCTCCATCTGTTTTTGATGATTACCGTCTATTCCGTGGGCAAGGAGCGCCAGCAGCGCCCGCTGGGTGACGCGGGTATCTCCGTCGATGCTGTCCAGGCGCTCCTTGTCTTTCGCAAGGAAGCCGTCCACCTCTTTCATATGCGTTTCCAGCCGTTCCAGCCGTTTGTCCTGCTCCGCGTTGGGGGCTTTCAGCACCTGCACCAGCTTTACGAGCCAGTTTGCCGCAGCGCCCAGGGTGGAGATGGCACCGGCCACCGCCAGCACAGCCGCCACCGCGCCCAGTGTATCCACTGCCATCATCCCACCCCCGTCAGACCCAGCAGGGCGCACCAGGTTTCCCCGGCGCACCGCCCGTCGGCTTCCAGATTGAAGGCCTTCTGGAACTCGGTCAGCGCCGCTTCCGTGGGCCCGTCAAACCGCCCGAAGAGGGAGGGGCAGAAGCCGTGGGCATGGAGCAGCAGCTGCATGCTCTTCACCGGGTCCCCGGCGCTGCCCTTTTCCAGCAGCGGCAGCGTGCAGCCGGAGGGCGCGGTCTCCGGCGCGGTCTCCGGGCCGTCGTCGAGCACCATGACGGTATGGCTGCCCTCTTTGACGAGGATATCACCGCGCTTCAGATACTTATCCGAGGTCAGATACTTACTGTCCGTCAGCTTCTCATAGTCGCCGCTTGCGACAAATTCCCTGACCATGGTTCTTGTGGTGTGGCCGTTGCTGCCGTATGTAAGATTTGCGCCGCCGGCAATGGCGCACACGTGCATCAGACTGGAACAGTCGCACTCACAAGGCTCCGTGATGGCGGAAAGGTCAAAATTTACCGCCTTTGCCTTTGCGTACAACGTATTCCGTCCGTACTGGTCATAGCCGATATTGGGATTTTCGCAGGCCGCTTCGCAGGCCGCCGCGCTCAGCCGCGCCACCCCGGCACGCTTGGGCCGCAGGAGCACGTTCCAGGGCTTGTTATACCAATCCCGGATCACGACCTCTTTCCTGGTCTGATCGCCGGCAGCGCCGCCGCTTGCCTTGCCGTTTTCATCGATGGATGCATGTCCGATCCTTACTGCCACGACTTCACCTCCTCCCAGTTTTCGGGGTATTCCTTTGGCGCATAGGGATTGTTGTCCACTTTGGAGCGGTAGGTGCCGCCCGCTTCGGTGCAGCACTCCCCGGCCATATACAGGCCGCTGGTGCCGTAGGGCACCATCCAGGGTTTGGCCTTCGCCGGGTCAGTGGTGTGCTTCAGATCGTAGATTGCCCGGAGGTCCGCCGGTCTGCTGCCCGGATTGTGGGCCGGGGTGTGGGGCATCAGCAGGGTGTAGACCTGCCCGTTGTCCTGCACAGGGAAGCCCACATGATTTTCCGTATAGACCGCGTCTTCCCGCCACGCGGGGATGTGGTCCTCCTCCGCGATGATGGCGGTGCCGTCCATTTCCGGTACCCGAGCCGCCAGATCCAGAGCCTGCCTCCGCCCTTCCTCATACATGATGTTCTTCGGGTCAATCATAGGCGCTGTTCACTCCTTCCGCATAAGCCTTCCGCAATTCCTCCATATCCCGCGCATACTGCGATTGCGCCGCTTTCAGTTCCTGAATGGGCCGCCAAGGGTAGATGGCAGTTGTCCTGCCATCGTTTTTGTAGCAATAGCCCTCAATGAAAGCAGCACATTTCCCATCAAAGAATGGGTCTTCCACAGCGGTCAATCCCTCAGCATGTTCCACATGGCATTTATAATCTTTGTCGATATAAACTGTCACGCCTTATTCACCCCTTATTTCTACGATGTTGACGTAGGATTCTGTGTATTTTAATGCATTCTGCAAAAATACATAAATGTATTTTTCACCAGTAACATTAGAAACATCCATGATAAGAGACGGATTTGTACCAGTTTCACTGGCTCCAGCATCATAACGAACCGATGCATCGAATGTGTCATTAACGTTCGTGGTGATCTTGTCTGTCACACAAAATTTAACATATGTATCAGCGTTATTGGTTCTAAGATTGTTCATCTTAAGATACAGGGTACTAATGTTCGTTAAATCGACCATGTTTTGTGTACGGATGCACCATGTCTGCTGAGCGCCACACCACATTTGAATATGGGTGTCCGTATAAAGGTTACCAGAGTATTCCGAATAAATACCGCCAGTAATCGCATCACATGTATCACCTGGCTTGTAATAGTATACAACCCAGGAAACCCATTCACCGCCTTGATAAATTTGCGCGGTCACGTCCACCCATGCGCCGTCAATGTACTGCTTTGCGGACATGGGGCAGACCGTGATGCCGTTCTTTTTCAGTGCGTTGAATTCTGCGAAGCCGGAAATGCCTGTTGTGATCCAGGCCATACCCTCAGAGGGGTTTTCGGGTTCGGTTGCAGAAAATACCCAGCTTGTGATCTCCGTATCGGTGTCGATCCAGATGGTGTTTTCTTTCGGTGAAGCAGGCTGCGGGTTGCCGACTACTGCGAAATTCAGACCGCCGCCTCCTGCTCCACCGGCATTAAAATTTACGATGTCACCGTCCAGAATGAAGGTGTACCAACAACCAGCGATCAGCTCCATGCTGGACTCCTCGCCGCACTTCACGGAACAGCTGACGCCGTTCACGTTGATCGCGGAGATCGTGCCGCTTACGGTGGCCTTAAACTTGCCATTCTCGCCGCTGCCGATCAGATTCTCAGCATCGTGGGTGTAGGTTCCAAGAATCGCAGTGTTCAAGTAACCGTTGGTTGCTGCGTTCTGGAGATAAGCATAGCCGTTATTCGCATCGACGATCACCTTCACATAGGAATCCTTGTCGAACAGATTGCCGATGCCGGTTAAATCGTTGCCGTGAGCATCGCGGAAAACAAGTTCCTTAAAACCAATCTCACCGTCCTCCTTGGGATAGTACACCGCTAAACCGGTGATCCCACTACAAGAGCAAGGCGCTTTGAACTTGATATCCATGCCGTCCAAAAGACTTTCGGCTAAATCAATTCTAATCTGTGCCATTTTTCTCCTCCTTTACATTACGCTGGCTGGGGACAGCTCCGAGCCGCTACCAGTCAGAATGCGGCTACCGGTGGTAACCACGTTGCCCCAGGCAGACGAAATGGTACTGGTGGTATAGCTGAGAATAGAGCCTCTTTCTGCCATCAGACCAGCCGCCGTATTACTGCTACCGGTAATTGTATCGAACGCTGCCCTAGAACCAAAAGTGACTCGAATTGCTGTACTTGCAGCATTTAACACAGTGACGGTGGTGTTGACACACACCAGCTCACTACCATAGGTGACACCCACGCCAACCTCATTAGAACCAGCGCATCGGACGGTCATACCCGAACCCAGAAGCACAGAGCTGTTGTAGCTCACCAGGAAAATGGTTCCCACGAAACCAGCAGCCCATGTTACATTGGAAACGTTGAAAGTAACCTGATTGCTGTTAATCACGTTAATGCCTCGAACCGTGACGGTTCTGCCAGGTTCGCCTACCACCAGTTTGCCACCGGAAAAACCCTCCACTACGATTCGTTCCTCATACGTTCCATCGGCAATGCTGATCGTAGCCATATGACCGCCCAGCAGCTTCGGCAGGGCATCCAGCGCCGCCTGGATTGTAGCAAACGGAGCGATGGAGCTACCATCGCCATCGGCATCGCTGCCGGAAGGGGACACATGAACCACCACGTCCTCGGTGAGAATGTATGCTTTCTGATCCAGCAGAGCCTTGTTCAGAGGAGTACCCTCCTGCACCGGATCGTCTGCTCGGCTCATATCATATACATTGGTCTGACCGGACACGGGGGTTAGTTTGATTCGACCAGGATAGGTAGAAACTCGATCTTCCACCGGAATTAAAATTGCCATGGTTACACCTCACCTAAATAGAGATCTCCAGAATACATCTGGGATGCTTCGATTCGATCCAGCCAGTTATTTGCCACCAGCAGGATTTTTTCAATATCGTTCGCTTTTTTGTAATCGAACAGTGCCGCCGTGGTGGGAGCAGCTGGGGTATTCTGATCTACCACAACTGCTGCCCTTATCTCTGCCACGTTATGGAAATACCGGATCATATCGGCTTTCGAAGGTGAGCCAGTCAGTGTCCAATCCGTTTTCGTGATAAGAGATAACCTAGTTCCCTTTTTCAGAAAACGAGCCTCCAGCTCCCTTACAGCACTTTCCACTCGGTTCATATCCGTGTAGTTATAGGAACCCTTCATGCCGCCCATCCACTCGGCTTGTTCCTCGACGGTCATGGCCTCCCAGCCCTTGTCATGCAGCGTTTTCCATCGGACTACATCGGCTGCGGTTCTGTCTGTAATTAAATTCATCATTCATTACACCTCACCAGCATAAAGTTCACCAACGTAGTAGGATGCAGATTCCAGCTTCACGGATACCACTCGACCAGTGTATCTGCCTCGGAAAGCGCCGCCCGTGGTACTATACTCAATATCCGTTATGGCGATGATATTAGAAGCATATTTGCTGGTTACAATGACTGAATCCAGACAATCCAGCCGCATATCAGCTCGGAACTCGCCAGAAATTACTTTTCGATTCTTTAGAATCTCGATGGCCTTTTCGCCAACACGGGTAGCATCCGACTGAGTTACGAGCATTTCGTTGTCCACGGTCTGCACTTCACCGGTATTGCTGTGAGGCAGAATTACTCGCAGATCACCCTCATATCCAACCGATACACTTTTCAGAGGACGACTGATCGAATACTCAGGATGGCTATAGCTGACATTCTGATCGATAAGGTAGCCGCTATATCTCGCGCTCCAAGAGGAGATATGCAGCGTACCCAAGCGATCTTGATACATGACACAGTTACCAGCGTGGGCCACCATCTGCAAGATTTCAGCAATGCTGTACTCGCCCTCGAAATTCGTATCGTAATCTTTCAGCACCGGATCCAGCTCATAACTGACAGCTCCGGTGGACAGAGTAGGGAGGTACGCTTGCCTCAGCGCAGCCTCAGCTACATCGTAAAGAGTGCCGGTTTTGGGGCCAGCGTAATTCTCGCTCATAAAGGTGAGAATATCACGAGCCGTAAAGCTGGCCTCCAGGCCGTTACTAGGAATATCCCATTCCGATAACCAGAATACGCCGCCGTCGATCCACTCTATACCGCGCTGGAGCCTCATTCCGTAACGAACCTTGATCTCCTGCTGGTCAGTAAGGTATTGAGCCTGACCATCCAGATTATCGGGATTCCACTGGGATTTCTCATTCCGCAGCCGGAACGTGATCGTGTTTTTCGGCAATGTTGCCGACAGTAGATCGGAACTCTGAGAGTGACTGTATCCCAGCAGATCCTCTTTCAAGAACACAGACTCGCCACCCAGGTAAATGCTCAAACATCGAGCCATACCATGCGGCACACTCCAAGACAAAATCGTAATCACAATTTTGTTATAGCCACCCATGGTCAGCTCTACATCTGAAACAACCGAAGCGTTGTTCTCCACGGTGGTTTCTGCAACCTTCTCGTTACCTCGAAAGGCGGCTATCCGAAAAGAGGTGGCCCACTCGTTATATCTAACACTCCAAGTAATCCGCAGACCGGGCAAAACCTTATCGCGGATACTCGGAAAATTTATAACGATTTGCGGTTCGTAGCCGTTCTCCCACTCGTTTGTGTTGACCTTGGAATAGTGGCTACCCATGAAGCTATCTCTCTGATAACTGGAATTGTAATACTCGAAACTACCATCCAGACCCCACGCATTCCAACCAAGAGTGCCGTATTTAGTTTCATTCGCTCGGCTATCTTTCAACAGATCCTCAATTTTGGAATTGGTATTTGCGTTAACACCGGATACTACCGCAGCCTCGTGAACACCCGGATCTGTAACTTGATAGGTTAGCTCCACCAGCATTTCGGGGAGTAGAGTTTCCCGACTGGCTTTATCCCACGCAGCCGAAACGTAATACATGGGCTTACACCTCCACTAAGGACAGCGCACACTCAGTCCAGCCCATTACCTCGCCGGTGCTGGGATGCCTACGCCACATTCCGGCAGATCGGTCTGAAACATACATCTGTCGCGTAGTGTAGCTGGCAGTGGCTTGGTTATAGAAAGTTACGTCATTGTAGAAGTTATTCGTAAACAGGCTCAAAATGTTGGCCCACTGTACTGCTGTCAGATATCGCCATTTCAGCTCCACCTTGGCAACATCGCTACGAATTACCGCGCCAATCACATAACCACTCACATTTCGGGCGCTATCTACCAGCGTGGACGTATTAGCGCTATATTCACTAGGCTCAGGTAGCTCATACCCTGCCACTGTCACAAGTGCTTGCATAGACGCACCTCCTCATAGTGGCGCTCGGGGCGCTCAGTATGCGTAGCCAAGCTGATTGCCCATGATGGACACGCCGCGCTCGGCTTCGACCTTCTTGACACTGTTGTAGATCTGCTTGCCATCCAGATAAACGTTGATGTTTTGGACACCATCGCTGTTGCTACTCGAAGAACTCATAGCAGCCACCACAGCACTGTAGACACCCTGGGAAACTGCTGCAACGATCTGATCGTTATTTGCAACAGCGTTTCTGCCGCCGATCCGACCAACTAGCTCGGGGCCAGCCTCTCTCGCGACGAACAGT